CGTTTAGAAGACCCGCTGGAGGAATTAATACTCCTCCCCCACTCAACTACATAAGGAGACTACGATGAGGTTCCATGATTTCAGCCTAAAAGACTGGTGTTATGGTCTTGTCGTAGTTCTTCTATATGTTCTTGTTGAATGGGTCAACAGCACTTCTGATGGTGTTAGTAGCATCATCCTCCTTTTAAAGGGGGTATTTTGATGTCACTTCCTACACCATACGGTAGTGTTACTCCTGCGACAATCCCTTTGTTGAAGGGAATCCAGCCACCTGATGACCGCGGTCTAGGGGAGTTCATCTGTTACCGAATCTTCTATGATAAGCGTATAGCTTACGAGGGTCCCGTATTGCCTGTTAAGGGCTTTCCGGAAACCAAAGTAATACTTTACGCAAAGCATAGGGATAGGGTCAGATGTTTCTTTACCCTAGAGCGATGGCGAAGAGGTGGTAGAGATTCTGTTTGGCAGTCAATCGCCCTCCCGACCTTCACGATCCAAAAGAACGTGAGGGTTATGGTGGTGATTCCTGGGGTTAAACCCAAGACTTCTTCCAAACAGGTTGTCCCTGCGGCCGTGCGAATTGCACGACGTAGAGTCGACGACTCTCAGAAAAAGAGAGACGTGCGCCGTAAGCAAGGTTTTCCGAAGTCATCTTTGACTCGCCCAGCGTTTGAGGCAGCTAGCAGGCCCGACACGATTACGACAGAAGGTAACAATGGTGGGTACTTTTTGAGTACCACTCCATCGAGTTACACCTGTTTTACTCGTAGTTGGACCGGCGTGCGAACCCCTTCGTTTGGTAAGTTAAAGAAAGGACAGTTACCGGTTAATCCGCATACTGTCACGATAACGGAAATTGATGACGGACTGACAGCTACTTTGACGCACATCCCTTCTACAGGGGTGTACTTCAATAGATTCCGTCGTTATACCCTTGATTACGCCGCCCCGTTGAGTGTCGGTCATAATGCCGATGCTCAGTTCAAGTCACTCCGGAAACTGATAGAGCATGCCGAAAGCAATGTTGCAGCTAATATTGCTCAAGACGTTGCTCAAATCGGTCAAACCACCCGCCTCATTGCTAATACTTGCAAGAGGTTGGTTAAGGCCGTCACAGCGCTTAAAAAGGGGAATATCCCCGGTGCTGTGCAGGCTCTTTGGAGTGGCCATATGCCCCGATATCATGGTAAGGGCCCGTCTATAGGGAAGTCCACAGCCAGTAATTGGCTTGAGCTTCAATATGGATGGAAACCCCTTATTCAGGATGTTCGGGAGGGTATGGAGGCCTTGAAGCGTCTTAACAGCTCTTCAAGTCCCTTGGTACGGCGGGTGACTGCGTCTGTTACAACGAAGAACTATCAGAAGTTACCGATTATGCATCGGGCGATTAGTGGCTTGAGGGCTGGCACGTATACTTACGAAGCCAAAACTCGAGCTCACTATGTCCTCCGGTACAAGATCGATGACAAACTGAAGGCTTTCTTGGCGCAGACGGGCTTCACCAATCCCATCAATCTTGGATGGGAAATCGTCCCTTTCTCGTTTGTCGTTGATTGGTTCATCCCGATCGGACCCTATCTTGAGACTTTATCGTCTTGGGATGGGTTATCCTTTCTAGATGGATCACTCTGTCGATTTACACGAGGTAAGGAAACTTTTGTTGTGGACTGCGTCGGTTCGCAAGCGGGCACAAATTACGAGGACCACGGTCGCTATTACCGTCGGACGGTTCTTCTCAATAGGGAAAAGCTTTCAGCTCTTCCTTCTGCTAAGATTCCGTCTCAATTAAAGAACGGTTTAGCTTCTGTGACCCACGCGACTAATGCCCTGGCTCTTTTACGAGCAGCGTTCCGATAAAGTCAAGACCACAACTGTCCTTCAAAGAAAGGCAATCATCACATGTCCGCAATCGCGGCAGTGAAACTGTCGAGCATCCTTGATCATGCGCTGGCACGTTTAACGTCCAGCGCAACGATTGGGGTTGACGACACTTTGAACCCCGACGGGATCAATCCCCAAGGTGTTGCGAAGTGGGTAAACCGTTCGATTACAACGACCAATCCTTTGGGCGTTGCGATCGGCTACCCAGCGCTCACGATGTCGGTCCGGCCGCCTACCAAGGCAAGCCGGGTCAGCAAAGTGACCGTGAAACTGGTCCTCCCGACGCTCGAGCAGACGTCCGCTTCGACGATGACCGGCATTCAGCCGGCGCCGACAAAAGCGTATGACTGCACGTTCGTTGGAGAGTTCATGCTGCCAGAGAGGTCAACCTTGCTTGAACGGCAATCGCTGTTCAGCCAAGTGGCATCTCTGTTCGCGCGTTTGATCAACGCTTCCGACGCAAGCCCGACGGATTCGACGGGCTCACCGCTGGAAAACGCTGTGACAACGCTCGAGACGGTGTACTAGCAAGTACACCTTGTAGCATAACCTCTGGAGGTC